CAGACTTTCCATAATTCTATAGTTTTTTCTTTCCAATGTTACGAAGATTGGAAAGGATTTTAATTATTTCCCTTTCCTCCAATCTATAATGATTTTCGCATCGAGTCGGCCACTGCCACCGCACACCTCGCAAGGTTCTTTGATGCTTTCACCAAACTCATCGTAATCCTCGAAATAACCATTGCCGTTACAATAACCGCACACGTGGCCGCTACTCTGCAGGCTTTCAACCGTATAGCCGGGCATAACCCATTCGGCTGACAATTCGATAATCTTGATCACTTTACTCATAATATTTCAACATGTTGTAGGTTACAAAATACAAGTCTATGCCTAAGCTGCGCGACCAATCAAACAGGTCGCGTACATAAAGCCTCAGTAGCGTATTGCGTGTCTGCTCGCCGGTTGCTGCAGTCAGACATTGCAGCAATGAATAAGCATTTTCTTCAAACGTCTTGCTGCGAAAATCGTGATACCCCGCCAAGATCTCCCCGCCGTGACCAAACAATATATTGTGCGTTTTGAAAAAAGAGAGCGTAACCAAAAGCACACTTGCAAAATGCTCATCCAATGTGCCCTTTGCATAATGCTTGAAGATTTCCGCACGCTTGCCTTCATCTTGCGCGTTCTCCATGCCGATCTCACAAAGCCTTGCTTTCATAAGTTCGCACGCGCCGCCACTTCGCGCCATCTCGAAAAGCAGGCAGCCTAAATTGAACAACTCATGATTAAGAGAGCGTTTTTGCTCCGCTACCGGGACGCGATCAATCAGCGTATTCAGGCAATTCGCCGTCAGCTTTCTGCCCGGATGATAATGTATTGCTTTCATATCGATTTCTATTTTTCTGTAAACTTATCCAAGGCAGCGGCCAAATTTTCACCCCATACCTTCTTTGCTTTCTCTTCCCAAATCACGTAACGATCGGTCTCGCCGTGAAAACGCCCTTTACTGATCGCCACATAACCTTTGACCAGGATCTTCATGGTCGCGTCGTACATCACAGATTCAGCCGCTGCGCCGCGAGGTTGATCACCGATCGCGTGTGAGATGAAGATGAGCAGCTTGTCTTTGTGTGCCTCCTTGAAGCGCTGATATTCCGCATATCTCATCCGCGTGTACTGAAAGCTGTCGATAACAACGATGTCGGGGCTTTTAGGCCGACGCAGCCGCTCACTCAAATCAGCCATGTTTTCGCGATTGAGCAAGATAACGCGGCGCGATACCTCTTTCATGCCGACGCGAACAAAAGATGCTTTCATCGTCAGGCTGTCTCCTTCTTCCAGGCTGTCATAAGCCACACGGCCGTATTTTGCCAATTCCTTGCAGAGTTCGAGCACGAAAGTCGTTTTTCCGCTGCCGCTCTTGCCCCAAATAAACCACACCCCTGTCCGGTCGATTTCTCCGAAAGCCTCATGCCATTTGCCGGAAAGGCGGTAAGTGGGCTTTTCCAGCGCATAGACATCGCTTACCGATAGCGCACGCTGCAGGCGCCTTGTTCCGTCGTTGTTCGTCTTCCGTTTAACCATCATTCGAACACTATTTTATCACTTCCCGCATGCGTCGCGTCTTATGTACGGCTTTCTTCACTCGGCGCAGGTCGAAACCACACTCCTCTGTTTCTCTGATGATGGCGGACAATTCGCAGTTCGTTTTAATTCCGTTCGCATCGCAGACCAAAGCCACGTCCTGCGGACTTGTCGGCTCGAGCTCGAAAAACTTGCGGCCGATACGGCTGTCGATCTCATTGTAGCCTTTTTTGTCATAGCGCAAACCCATCTTCATCCGGCGCTTGATGTAAGAGGTGGAGAAGAAGACGATGCCGCAGCGATCCTCCAGCCGATTGTACAAGTCGATGAAGTAATGAAATACGCGCTCGCTCAGTTTGTCTGCTTCGTCGAATAGTAAGACCGGTTGATCAAGCTGCACGAGTGCATCTATGATGGCATCTAAGCTGTCGCGCAGCGTAAATCCGTCGGTCCTGATGCCTACGCGCCTGGCGATGTCGCGAATAAAGTCGCCGCGCTTCATATCCTCTGAACATAGAATGTAAAAGGCCTCTGCGTGCTGCGTGGCATATTGTCGCGCCGCCGTGGTCTTGCCGCACCCGGCTTCGCCAACAACCCACGTCACGTTGTGCCAGCGCTGCGCATCGTCCATCGCGTAGTGCAGTTCTTGATTTGATGCCGTCGCCACGATCTGCCAGTCTTCGGCTGTCTGTGTGCTTGTTTGCGACTGTATGTTGCGCCACATCTCATCGCTGATATTCTCCCATTTGCCCGATAAAATCGCGCTGATGGTTGCCGAACTCGTACCGCGAAGGCTCTGAGCAGCCTTGTTTTGTGATGGATACTTCGCTACATAGTTGCGCAGCGATGCTCTGATGACTTCTTTTTGTTGATTTTCCATTGTCTTAAATTTTTCCTGCTGTTTTACGTAGATCTATTTTAGGCGCTTTGATTTGATTGACCGGCAATTCTGCTTCCCCGTCATCGTCGTTGTTCAGCCAATCTTCTTGAGAGAAGTTTTTTGTATAGACGCCCTTCTCGAAGTCGATGGCCGGCTTGCGATATTTTGCCACACGCCAATCCAGCTGACGCTCGATCTGCTCCTGTGCGTGTTTGCCGGCACCTTTGAGGCACGGAGAATTCAGCCCGTGTTGTTCAGGCGCAGTGCCGTTTTCATATTCGATGGCACGCGCGGCCACTTGGCGAATGATGCGATCCTGCATGTTCGCCTCCTGCTCTTTGCGTAAGAACGCGTGATCCTTCGCCGTCTGATCCTGATGCGCGCGCTGCACAAGGAAGTATTCTTCGGCCGTACACTCAAAACGCCTGCTGCCGTCAGCCTCTTGCCGGTAGAGACGCACGCTGCTCATATCGTAAGGATCGTAAGCCACGACAAAGCGGCGATAAGTGTTGCGCCGACGCCACTCGTGATCAATGTCTCCATTCCCATCGAAAACCTCATAAGTGTAGGGGCGCCCCTTGACGGTAATCGTGATGCCTTGGTCGGTGAAAGTGACCGGTTGCTTGGTGCGACACCAAAACATCTCTACCATATCGTAGATAGTCACCTCCTGCGTCTCTTCATTCACGCTCTCGTTATACATATCGATGCGGCGTTTGCCGGTTGCCGGATGCGGCGCCTCGTTCCAGCGTTGACGAGCTGCCGCATAAGCGTCTTTCAGTTCTGCAAGCGTGTAAAGCTTGTCTTTGTTCGCCTGCAAAAACTCAACATTCGGACGGCTGCTCTTCTTCACCGCGCCCATATTCTGACCGGTAAAGCCCCAGTCTTTACGAAGCTCTTGATCCTGAAATCTATAGAAAACATTCTCTATCGTCTTCGATTCACCGTTGTACGGCATCGTCGGCCGATGCATTGTCGCAATCTTTTTCAAGAAGCCGCTGCTGGCGTTCTTCTTATGCCCGCCCTGGTTGTCTGTCACCAACTCGAAAGGTTTATGCTTCGCCGTTTGAATGGCCATCCTGAGCGCGTGGTATTGTGCAATGTAGTCCTCGGTGTCGCTGATGTGATAGCCGAGCATCACTTCCGTTGCAGCGTCGATCACTTCATAGACGCAGGTCGTACGCACTTTACCGTCTTCATCCTTGTAGTAGAGATTCAGCTTGGTGCCGTCACCGTACCACAGCGAGTCGCGGCGCGTCGGCAAGGCGGTCTTGTGCTTGCGGTTGAAGCGCTGGCGCGATTCCTGTTCGCCGTGTACGGCGTCATACCATAGCGGCTGCACTTCCGGAGAGTTGAGCCACTTCTTCAGACCGCTCAGGCTGCGGATGGGCTTCCAGCCGCGTTCTGCGGCGATTTCGTTCGCTTTCTCGAAAAGCTGCCGGTCGGTATAGACCGGTACGCGGCTGCGCTTCAGGGCGATAAGCATACGGCCGAACTCTTTCGTAATCTTCAGCGTATTGAAGTTGCCGATCTTGCCGGAGATGAGCGAAGCATACTTCTTTTCCTTGAAAGCCTTGACCTTCTCTTTCAGGCGGGCCGTGTTGGCCGGCAGGGTATGACCGTAGCATTCTCGAAGCTTCTCGCTACTTTGAGCCACGACGTCCCATACGCCGCCCATCGTGATGCCTAACGCTGCGCGCAGGCCTCTGCATTCGTTCATTCTGCTGATCAGACGGCGCAATACGCTCGCATTGGCCGTATACTCTTCGATCAGCTTTGCCGTAAGGTGCCTGCGCTCGCCGTCGACTTCGTAAGTGTATTCTTCATAGAACTCACGCGCGGCGCTGTCCATGCGAACTGTTTCTGCGATCATCTGCGCTTTTACCACTTTTGCCGGATCACCGTATTTCTCGATGAACGGCCGTTTGTATTTCTCGGGAATGGAAGACCAGGCGTATAGCGCTTCGCAACCTTCACCACCGCCGCGACGAACACACTCGATGTTCTTGCGAGTGATGCTTGACCGCAAAGTATTCCTGTTGATAATACCGTCAGTCAGTTCGGAGAAGCTTACGCACAATATTTTGTTGTGGTATTCCATGATTGAAAAGATTTACTTGTAAGCTGCAACCTCTGTTTGCAGGGTTTCCAGCTCCTCGAAAGTCTTGATGCTTGCAGCTTTGAC